GTTGCCTACGCTATTGACGCAGTAGCCAAGCCTAACGACAGGTTAGAGGTTGATGACCGATGGGCGAACTAAACACTAAGCAAAAGGAAATCAAGCAACTCTGGGAAGTCTACAAGAACTTTGATCTAGACGAGGCTCTAGAAAAGTTTGCCTCTAAACCAAAGGGCCGGCCACCAGGAAAGAAACCGGTTCCAGAGAATATCGACACTGCTGATTCAGCGATGCGGGAGGGCCGCTTCCTACTTGAACATTTGGAGAACGTAAATGTACCCATGGTCAGGAAGCAGTGCAAGCAATGCGGAGAAGATTTCCTGGCGAGCTACAAGCATATCGCACTCTGCTCCGACACTTGTCGGGCAGCTTATTTTCAAAAGAAATATGGCTTTGTCTGGAAGCCGGAACGTACGGAGAATGAGCGGTGGGAGTTTTGGAAAGTGCCACCATCCATTATCAGCCCAGCAACTCTCAAGAGGCTTGAGGCGTTTGCCAGGGCAATCCTACAACTCGACTCTCCGGAAGAAGATGCGGCTCAAACCAGTTCCGAGATTGGAGGGACTGGCACAACTCCTAGACAAAGACTACCAGCGGATTATGAAGTGGAGAACGTTACCAATGCAAGTAGACAAAACCCTTCTGAGCTTAGAAGGCTTTGCAAAGAAGGAAAGATAACACCACACGAGCTACAAGAACAGCTTACTGCGATTTTTAGAGGATAGGAATTGCCTAGCTACACGTTGCAGTCCTGCTCTCTCTTCTTCTGATTTACCGCCCCATACCCCAACTACATTATGGGTTATGGCATAGTTTAAGCATTTGTTTATAAGACAACAGCCTGAGCAAATCTTCTTTGCCGCCTGAATTCTCTTGGCCTTTTCCATACGCGATATCTTCTCGTCAGGGAGGAAGAATGCGTCTGTATCCATTCCGACACACTTAGCGCCGGACCACTCGCGTTCCCACGGCGTATAGGCGTTTGTCATACCACACATGGTATCATGCGAAGGAGACACCGAGAGTGTGAGGAGTATAACACATGGGAATCCGTGACTGGGCCGACGTTCTTCGAGCTAGTCCAATCTTTCCATACAAAGTAGCAGAACACAACAACTGGCGAAACAATCAACCAATGGGTCCGCTTCATAGCCTGGACTATCTTGTCTGGCACCATGATGGTTCTCCGCCCGGACCTACTCCGGGTGATGTTGATTGGCTGATTAACGCATACAATGCTGAGCAGCCGTCAGCACAAATCATTATCGGCTATGATGGAACTTGGCATTTTGTCGGAAGCGGTCTTGCATGGCACGCCGGTGTCACCGATAATATCGTCACAAGCTATAATTCGGCTGGCACAGAAACAGATCAGACGACAGGGGAACAACCTTCACCTGCTTTGATCGACAGCGTGCAACGAGGCTATGCCTCTATCTTTCGACATGAAGGCTGGCCGGCTTCGCGAATGCGATTCCACAAGATGATCGCTCGCCCTGTCGGAAGAAAGCCTGATCCTGATTTTGGAGAAACTGGTTCATCTTACGATCCTGCTGTCTGGCAGAGGGAATGGAATGAACAGGTAGCAATTATTCAAGGTCTCATCGACAGCGGCAAACCTGCAAATTGGTGGAACCAATGGTTTCCGGCAGCCTAGTAAAATCACCTCACTATGACTTCTACAAACAACAGGTAGACAAAGCAATCAGAGATTGTAGGATGTGGAATGACAAAGTCAGACTCATTGTCTACACTACAATTATCACTGAAACTTGTGACGGTAGACCTTTTGGCTGGCTCAATTACACTAACCCTAGGGAACCCTCCTTTTACAACTACCATCCTAATGACGGCGATCCCCCTAGTAAATCTTGGTCTACTCAGCGAAGTGGTGGACTTTTTCAGCAACAGCCGCAGTTTTGGGGACCTGATGTCATGGACCCTTACAAGGCTGCCACAGGGTTCTTGGTCGGATTCAAGTTCCCTAACGGTAGTAGTGCGGCAGGACTGAATAAATACGATTGGCAGAATATGCCGATCCACGAAGCCTGTCAGAAAGTTCAAGGTTCAGAGTTCTCGGCAGGCGACAACTACAAACGCAACATCCAATATGCTCAAATCGTGCTTGACTCCGGCAGTACTCCGACAGAAGATAACTTCTGGAAAGGTTGGTACCCAATGACCTACACAGACCCGGATTCGTATTTCAACGATCCCAGTAAGGTCCCGATGGGTGGGATGCCGGGAACCGAATCTGTCATCGGAAGCCTTGCAGGAACTAACCGTGGAATTTATCAGTTTGTTCCGAACTGGATTAACGTCTCCAAGGACGCTGTCATTGGTGCACTGATCCCAGAAATTCGACAGGTCTGCAACGATTCTGTCAACGCGCTTCTGGCCTACCGGTTCGCTTTTGGAAACCAGGACGGCATCCCGGATGACCAGAAGAACACCGACAATATCATTTCATCCATCAATGCCAGTAACCAGCAGATTTTCAGCCCGGTCAATGGACTTGGTAAGATCATGCAAACTCTGACTGATCTTACGCTTAAGGTTGATGCTTTGCAAGCATCAGTTAATCAGCTTCTTCCGAAGCCTCCTAGCTGAAGCTGAAAATCTTTCTGCTGAAGAGAAGGGGTTGTGATATGACAACCGATACAATCATGTATATCATTCTGATCTTGGTGATCATCCTGGTAATTGCGTCAGTGGTCGGATTCGTTCGCCGCTAAAGTAGTGCCAGGATAATTGCAACAATAATTGCAGTCGCTGACAAAGCAACCGACAGCACAATGGCAACCACCTGCCGAGTGTTGTCGGTTGCTTTTGCTGTACCGGTAGAGGTTCCCTCGTTCTTATCAACTCGCGCTCGTAATTCTGCAACTCTTTCAGCCATTGCAGCAATTTTGGTATCAATTTCAGTATGTGTGACAAAAGTAGCAGCCTGGTCAGTCAATTGAGCTCTAAATTCATTAACACCTTCAAGCCGTTTCTCGGCTGCTGTCTCAGCTTTGGCCACCGCTCTTTCAGCAGCTGCCATGGCAGTAGTTGTGGCTTTTTCAGATGAAACTGCTCTCTCATCCAAAAGAGCACGTAAGTCGTCAATTTGACGCTGCAAATACAAATGCAGAGTATCGACAGTCCAACCAGACTCAACCTGGCCAGTTTCTCCACTCATATCATTCCCCCGGGAAGCGAATCTTAACGCCCCAAGCGTAGCCCGAATTTACTTCGCTGGCAGACAGCTTTCTGCGTCTTGCAGGTCTACCCTCATCATAAGATTCAATGATCTCATTATTCCCAGCATAAATAGCAATGTGGCCAACCTGAATGCCGCGAGAACCACCATTGTTCCACGCGACAAGGTCACCTGGTCTAAGTTGAGAAATAGGAGCCTTCGTACCGGTGAAAGCTTGTTGTTGGGCAGTTCGGGGAAGATTAATTCCAAGCTGTCGATAAATCTGCTGGACGAGTCCGGAACAGTCGACACCGGTCTGAAGAGAGTTACCACCCCAAACATACCCGACACCAGAGGCAATGTAGTTCATACCCTTCTGAACCGCAGTCATACGTAACTGTCCGGTAGCTCCGGCAACAGTTGTATTGCCCATCATTACTGTCGGATTTGCCCAAGCCGCAGTCTTTTGAATAGGCGGTACAGAACTAGGCAAATATTTCCGGTAGGCACCACTGTTATAGACAGACCAGTCACGGAAAGTTCCGCCAGCACCCTTCCAAATATTGAAAGCTGCGACAGCACTTTGGTACGGATCAAATGGATTGCTTGGATACCAGGAATTGCCTTGGTGAACCGAGTTAATTTGAAACAAACCACGATCGACAGAACCATTGCGGTTCGCAGTGTTTACTGCACCAGGATTCCACGACGATTCCGCCATGGCAATAGCCATCATTGTCGGAACGGCAGATTCCGGAAAACCTGCTGCCCTGATGACATTTGCTACACCCTGAGCACCGCCAGCACCCCAACCAGCACTAGAATTCTGTCCAGCTTGCTGGTACTGCATCATATTCAGCTGACCAAGATTACCAGCCGAATACAAGGAATTCATGGCATCTTGCCATGCTTTTTGACGCTGAGCTTCTGCCTGAGCAGCTAGAGCTTGTCGCTGCCGCTCCTGCTGCATTTGTGCCGAGAGTTGTTCTCCGACAAGAGCTTTCTGGCCAATGTCTCGAATTGGCTGAAGCCTCGCCGCAAATTGATCCAGGCCAAGAGTATCAGCGATGGGGCTGATATTATCTTGCTCATGCTGAGAAGCTTGTCGTTGCTGAGTGACAGCCGCTTTCTTCTGCCAGTACGGACGATAATCGTACTCGTCCAGCGAACCTTCTTGCTGGACAGGATTTGTGTCAGGGTCCTGAGCCTGCAATTCACTCGGCCGGCGACCACTCAATACGTCATATATTGAGTTGTCGACAAGGGCCGAAGTCACTGTGCGCGCTCCTTAGTTGCAATATTCTTGTAGGAGGGCTTGCTTGTATCCAGCAGGCCGAGACCTGTCAAGAAGTTTACCAACTGAGTATTAAAGACCCTGTTTTTCTCCCCAATTTCGACAGCGCGTTGGTCAGCACCAAGTCCGGTGATACTGGTTCCAGAGATATTAGCAACTTGATTTACAATAGGAATGTTGCTATCGACATAATCCGACATGTCGCTGATATTAGCGCCAGTGTCGACCCTTGTCCGGGACGTAACTTCGTAAGGCACCTTAAAGACAGGATTCAGCATTCCCGCAATGTTTCGTGCAGGACTCCCATTTAGAGTGTCGTTAAGCAAAGCTTCCTGTGGCATACCCAGCGCAACAGAGTAATTTCCTGCAATCGGTCCGGTCAAGTTATCGAGAATAAACTGAGGGTACAGTTTATTATTCGGGAACGGATCGACAAGAGTATCGGGATTTACTCCCATCATCTGAGCAACATTGTACTCGGCCTTGAACAATCCCGTAACTCGGCCCGGCTTCGACAACATAGTGCTGAACACTACTGGCATTGCCTGTCGGAACCAGTTGTAGAACGGGAAAATTCTACGCATGTACTTCTGCTCAAATGGCGTCAGTCCCCTGACGTCAGGGTGGTGTCGACGAACAATAATTCCAGCCTCAGAAACACTCTTGCCTTTTTCCAGAAGGTGCTGGAAGTGGGCAAGTCTTGAGAACTGACCTTCCGCCTCATTAACTTTGCCCATGGTCTGCATGTAGCGATTGGCCATCATCTTGTCGGCAATCTTGCTGGTATTCTCCATGATATCTTCTGTGGAGTGCCAGTTTTGCAAGATGCCTTCATTATGGGCCATCTTATACAGACCCTGGTAAGTAATGTCCTGGCCCTTGTATTTGAATGCCACATCAGACCCGGAGACTACTTCATCACGCAGCTTTTCAAGACCCTTGACTCCGGTCTTAGTAAACTCACCGGCAGCCTGCATTGTCTTAGCTGCAATTCGGTACGGTCGAACCGACATGACGCCATTGAACGCTGCAATCATAATATCTGACCACAAGTTTCTAACGACATGCCCTGGCCGAGCAATAGTCATAAAAGGCTTCCAGATTTGCATGATCGGATCAATGATATGATTCGCAAACCATGCAATCCCTCCCTTTTGACCCCGGAAAGAAGTTTGGGAGCCGATGAGTCTATCCAACTGCTGAATATACTCACCGGCATCCCTGGGATAAAAAAGACCTGTGTCGACGTAATTCCCAAGCTTCGAGAGTTCTCCGGCTCGCAGTTTAACGTAACCCGGCTTAGGTACGTTACTGCCGAAGCGCGACGCGGAAACCCCAACCGTTTGGCGCGTCTCGATTAGCAAGGCAGCCTTGTTAATTTTCTCAAGCTCTGGCAGCGGATCTTTTATGTCCCAATCTCGCACCTGTTCCGGAACAAGTGCGCGATCCTCCGGCTTTGCCGGCTTCTTGAAACGGAACTTACTTCCCGCTTCTTCCAGAGCTTGGTTTATTGCGTCAATGGATGCACCATTACGCCACAACCTTCCACGTAAACCGTTACCGATCGTATGGTCAATAACTCCTTTCAAATCGTTGTATGCGGCAAGTACGGCAGGGTCCTCTGGAATCTGCCCTCTACGAAATGCTGTCCAGGCTGGATCAACACTGTCACCGTGAGTCTTTGCAATTTTGCTCAGAGAAGCTCTAAACATCAAGCCTTCTCTGTCAGCGCGAGATTCTAGTGCACGCCACTCGTGTGCTTGTCCACCAGTATGGTATCCGAATTGGAAAGCATTCTTGAGCGGATGCATAAGCTTATCGAGAAAACTGTTAAGCGTAATGTCAGTCTTTTCGCCAAGAGTCAAGAACGGAATCCCAGCTTCTTTGGCAATTTGGTCAGCATTACGCTCGACAAGAAGATATAGCTTCCCCTGTCGGAGCATAATCTTCTTGTCAGCTTGGGGGGTAAACCCTTCTCGAACTCTTACATTCTCGGCAAACTTAGCGTTCCTCGCGGCTGCAAGGTCAGCTTCCGGCACAACTTTAGCAACCATCGGGCCAACTTGATGAACTGCTGAGACAGCAGCATCATTAGAGGCTCCGATTTCTTTGGCAGACTTACTGATGTCGTTTCCGACATTTGCTACGGAATCAATTGCTTCCGACAGGGAGCCTTTCGCCATAGAATTCTGAACATCATCAGCTTTGGTCTTAGCGAGAGTCTCTCCATCGACAAGGTCCTTGGTCCCAAACTTCTTACTGGTCTCGACAAGCTTTGCAGCGAGGGCAGCCTGATTCATGGCCATGGATCGAGCAACAATATCTACCGACCCAGCTGCTTCAATACTTTTTGCACGGGATGCATTTCCACGCAAAGCTTCTCGCATAGCCTTGGCAATTGCCGGAGCAGCTAGTGTAGGTTCGACGCCTAGCTCGCTCATCCTGAGCGCTTCAGCGGCCCCGGCGTGCCACTGGGAAGGGTACAGGTTACCCGCACCCTTCTTAGAAGCCGCACCAAAGTTGTAATCTTCGACGATATTTCTAGGCAAAGCCTCGAAAATATCGGCTGTCGACATGGTGTAGGACTTGCCATCAGTGGAAGTAATCTTCGGTTTGACGCCTTGACTTGCCAGTTCATCGAATTTCTGCCGGGCGGCTGGAACTACTTCGTTGTACATAGCCTCTGCACGGGTCACATCTGTCGGAGGCGTCCTGTTAATCATCAGATCAGCAGGAATTTCGTTAACCTTGACATCCCTCGACAGGTGCGACAAGTTTCGGCCAGCTTCTAGTCCACGGCCTCTGGCCGCTTCCTGCGCAGTACCGACAATTCCGTCTTTCTCCATAAGTGCCATGTGGCGCTGAGCAGTTTTGTAGTCGATTCCCAAATCTTGCGACAGCTGTCGAGGCGAAACATGCATACTGTCGACAGCATATTGTGCCGACCGCATGTACTCTTCCGGGTTTATCTCCTTAATAAATCCGGGAGCCTTTGGCATAGACTTCTCAGCTTGGAAAATATTATTGGCAGCCTTAGTGGTCAACACATTAATATGCTGACCCATTGCAAGACTGTCAAGAGTTGTCGGCTGCTCAGTACTGCGCTTAATGTGGTCAAGAACTGGCGGTTCGGCGGTGATCGCTTCCTTAACAATCTCATCTGGAATAACATGAGCCGGTGCCGCAGGAGCTACTTCAGTAGGAATCTTGTACTTAGCAATCTCAGCCGGATCAGTAATTTCCTTCCAGTACTGTCGAACAGGTGCAACGGCCGTAACTTCTTTTACTGGCGTGGCAGCAGCTTTTGCAGTTTCGGCAGCCTTTGCGACATCAGTTGCTCCACGAGCAGCTTTTGCACCAGCACGAATAGCCGCCGTAGCTCCGCCAGCGACAAGATTAGAAGGATCAAGGGCAATGTCCAAAGCGAGCCCGCCAGCACCCGCCAGGACATCTTCTGCTGACCCACCGATATGATTCTCAGGAGTTCCCCCAAACAAGAAAGTTTTGTCGAGGTTGTCTCCACGAAGACTTTCACGAATGGCATCGGAAAAAGTAGTCTTTTCCCGTCCAGTAAAGCCTTCCCAAGCGGCACCAAATGGATTACGTACCTCTGCACCGGCATCACCCTGCAAAGAATTGATATTTTGTGCTGTGGCTTTAGCAATTCCTGCAACGGAGTAAAGCGGACGGGAAAGGATGTCGAGAATTCTTGTTCCGACACCAGGATCAACATTTTGCTGAATGACATCGTCAAATCCACCCCAATTCTTCGGATGATATCCCGACAAATTGAGCGCCATTTGGGTTGACTTTGTTTGGGGCCGCCCTGCCCCTACTTGCTGCAAACTTTTAATATACTGATTAGCTAGGGCTGTAACACTGTTGTTGGTGTTAGCCATAATCCCTACTTCTTATTGTAAAAATTCTGCCAGAACGAAGAAGCGGCAGCTTGTGCAACTAGTGGATCGAGACCTTTTTGCTGTGCTGCCCTTTTAACATAATCTACGAACTGGTACATATTACCTGCAATAGCGGCCGGGTCCTCGCCACTTGCAGCCGCAGCAGAAACTGCCTGTGTAACAAAGTCATAGTAATCTTTAGCAGCAGATTGGTTTCCACCTGTTGCAGAAGAAATTTGACTGATAGTCCTCGACACGGGGTCCTGGTCGTTCAGTGACGTACCACTATGCTGCTGGCTCTGATTATCAATTTCCTGTTGCCTCAAACGCTGATTTGCAAGAGCGGTAGCCAAATCAGTACCGTACTTTGCCTGATCCAACTGATACTGTCGATCGACATTAGCCTGATTCTGTTGAGCTTTCTGTTGATCGAACAACTGACTCAACTGGGCCTGCTGTCGTTGCTGACCAAGTTGCTGCTCCTGCAAGCCAAGATTTGCGGCAAACTGTTGGTTCTGAGTGTTAGCACCGTACGTATCTTTGTAGGCACCATAATTAGCCTGCTGAAGCTGGAAATCTCTATCCGACAATTGCTGAGCAAGTGACAATGCAGCTTGAGCTTGGTCACCCTGAAGCTGGAACTTATTCTGCTGATATCCTTGAAGAGTATCTCCGAGACGAGCAATAAGCTGCTGTCGGGCTGCAACACCTGCTGTATCGTCAGCCTGAGAAATATTACTTAGGTAATCAGCCTGGCCTTGGCCCTGCTGAACAATTGCAGCATTCTGGTTTGCACCTTCACGCTGCGCCTGAGATTGCTGGTAAGCCTGGTCAGCAGAATTGTTACCAAGCACATCCTTGGCAGATTCTTCTTGCCCAAGCTGCTTCAGAAGTGCGGCTTCCTGATTCTGAGTGCTCGAATAGTTCTGTGCAGTGTCCTGGACAAGTTGATTCGTAGCATTAGTTTGCTGCTGAGAAGCATCCTTATAACGAGCCGCAGAACTAGCCGCAATCTTAGAGATATTGTCGGCAAGATTTTGGTACAATCCTGCTGTGATCTGATCGTTGCGGTTATATTGCCCTTCTGCCTGTGCGGCCGCCGCATCGATTGCCCTGTACCGAGGGTCGTAAATTCCCGCTACCTGGTTTCTAGCCTGGTCTGTGAAATCCCGGTACTCGAAACTTGGAGCCTGAAAAGGTTCCGGGTTATAGCCAATACCCCCGTCGGAACTTCCATCAAATCCACCGGGAGCAGGGTTATTGGCACCACGTTTTCCACCGACAGCAGGGCCGCCCAAATCTGTCTTTAGACCGGCACCAATAGCTTTTCCGCCAGTAGTAGCAATATCAGCTACACGGCGAGCCACATTTCCCAAGGCTCCGAGGTTGAAGTTTCCCAATGCTTGCTGAGCAATCGTCCTGCCAATGTTTCCAAGTGTTGTCGGACCACCTGTATTGCGAGCAGCTTGTGGTGCCGACTGAGGCAAATTACCGCCATTAAAAGGATCACGAGTCGTCCCAACTTGGCCGGTAAAAGGATCGCGTGCGCCACCACCCGACAACGGATCAAGTCCCCGCTGTGGGACAGGATTTCGCTGGGTCGACAAAGCCGCCCGAAGGGCTGTCGGATTTTTCAGCAGAGCTTGAATCTGCGGAGTACTGTAGCCCTTGGCGACAAGCGTCTGAATTTGAGCCTGGGTAGGAGCCATTTAATTATGCCGCCCTTTGAATCACATTCTGTCGGCCAGGAGTAACCTGATCCCGAGAAACACCAAGCTGAGCCATAATCGAACTGATGGCATCTTCCTGGGCAGCGGCGTCTGCGGCATCTTGCTGGCCGTAGAAACTACGCTTATTCAAGTCTTGAGTGTCGCGCCAACTCTTTTGATCCGTCAACGCAGAATTTCGCCGATCGTTAAACTGGCTATTCATATTCGACAGTGCTTGCGCATACAAACCAGAATTAAACAATCCTCGTCCTGCGAAATCACCCTGATTTGCCTGGTAAGCGTCACCATAAGCTGAACCCTGAGCATTGGGGTCGAATCCAGCCTCGTCATTTCCTGCACCAAGCTGCAAAGCTCTCATTCCAGTACGAGGAACTGCCGAACGCCAGCCCAATTGTCGCTGAGCATTGTCGAAAGTCGTGTCGTACTGACCACGAGCAAGAGCCTGCTGGGCGTCAAAATCTGAGCGGGCACGCTGCATTTCTGCCTTGGCTCGCTTATAAGGTTCACTGGCAAGCGGATCAGGAATTGTAATATCCTGCATTACCGGAGCAGGAGGCGCATCACCCCCGCCACCAAATCCACCAGAGAATCCGCCAGAACTTCCTCCGGTGTAGTCTCCACCGCCTCCTGAACTTCCACCAGAACTTCCACCAGAATAACTTCCACCCGAACTTCCCCCTGAACGAGCAGGTGCCGGGGCGGAATAAGATGGAGTGGCTTTCTTTGCAGGTGCCGGGGCAGGTGCCGGAGCCTTATAAACCGGGGCATTCTTAATTGCCTTGGTTGCAGTTTGCACACCCTGAACTGCACGGGCTGCAACTTGTGCTTTCTGAGAATTTTGAACTGCCGTAGTATATGCCCGCGCCGCGGCAGCGGCACGAAGAATATCAGCGACGGTGGTCATTTACTGAAGCCCCCTCAAATAATCCGGGTCCATGAATCGCTGTCTCTGACCAGCGCTCATTCTTGCCAAAATGGCACGCTTTCTTGCCTGAGCCATCATATCTCGCTGCTGGTAACCTTCCTGAGCATCAGGAGAAACTGGTCCTGATGTCGGATTCGGCCGGCCAAACCCATACATTTTCGCACCGGCAGCATATGGAGTGTAGGCATCAGGCTTACTGAAGCCGGCATAACTCAGGCCATAATCCATAGACATTAGTTCGTCTCCTTAGCCACCAACTGGGCTTCTCTAAGGAATACTACCATCCCAATGATCTTCACACTGGAATCAGCACCGTTTGTGTTGGCAACAGCCGCACCCGACAATAAGATATACATAGTTCTGAATCTGAACTTCTGCTTGATACTCTTGACATCTTTTACATTATATTCGCCGGCAGCAGGTGAAACAGTCGAACTGTATGCCGTCAAATCAAAGTCATCCCAGTTTCCCGGATCAGACCAAATAAAATGCGCAGCTTCATAATCCCATGTCGGATTCTGTTGTGAGTTAGGGATTCTGATTGTCGTTGTAAAGTTGCCAGAAGTCGCAATCTGCACATGACCATGTGAAATAACTTTGAATCCCTGTGGGATGTCAAAGTTAGTGATCTTGGTCTGAACACTCCAGTTAAACGACTCTGTACTTCCGACACCTGTAACTCGATCATCCCGGAAGAAGTAAATCTTATTCGGATCGGCAGATGTGGCGCTGTGCATGTACGCAGTATCGAGACCAATGTTGGCGGTCGGAATAACGACAATCTTACTGAATTTCCTTGCCATGGTCCACCGAGACCACCGCTGCACACGCAATGCATACACGAGCATATTTGTGTAGTAACGAACAAAAAGTCTGTCTCGGAATAAAGTCAAACCAAAAGTGTCGTAGGAATTTAGTGTTGCATCGAGAACCTGAGTTAGCGCAACAGGAGAAGAAATTCTCTTGTAAATTGAGTTCACAAGTTCGTATACAGCATTGTCATGTAGCGTGTAGACCGTGTTGGAATTATATACGACAGCGCAGTTAATTGCAGGCACACCAATTTTGCTGTCGATAATAGTCAAATCAGCTGCACTTGGAAGCTTTGAATAAGTAAATCTGTAAGTAGAATGCTCTTTGAAGATAATGATATCGTTACCGGCAATTACAAGGTCGACAACTTTCTCGCCATCTCCGGGATTCACGTCAAAGTTATCCGAACCGTTCCAAGTTGTCGGATCACCGACAGCGCAGAAACGTACGCGAGCAGTATTTGATGTCGCGGTAATACCGCAACCAACAAAAATACGATCCTTATAGAGAACCGCTGCTTCCCCTTGTGGAATAGCCGCTACTGTCGTAAAGGTAATTGTCGGGTTAGTGGCATCGAAGTAACCACCAGAACCCGACGCGCCAGGTTTAGGAATTATCCAGAGCTTATTGTTGTACTGGATACAGCAGACAGCCTGAACTGATCCAGTAATAGCCTCTGCAATACCAGACGAAGCATTGATTAGTCTGATGGTATTTGAAACCGACAGCACGATAAACGTACGGCCATCGTTTGGAATATATCTTCCAATGACTCGCAAGTTTGTAATAGGGCTAGGCGCGACAGAACCACCGGTCGTCCAGTTAATCGTAAGATCGCCGATAGCCGGGCGATTTACCAGGGAACCATCAAGATCAACCTCAAGATTAGTAAGGTCATATACTTCATTATCAGCAATGTTCTCACCCAACCCTGAAGAATTTCGCATTCCACCGATGAAAGGTCCCATTTTCACCGGTGTGAACTTAGTTGTCATATACATTCCTCTTCTGGATCACGGAAAAGAGGATAAGTACCCTGCATTGAATCTTCTGCGTTCTGCCCAACCTTAAGCATGTCCTCAAATCGGGTCATCTTGGCTGCGGCAGTCTCGTAATCCTCATCAAGTTCATTAGCTTTGGCTTCGACATACTCGCAAATTCGCGGGAAGAATCTATCCGACAGGGGAAGCAAGTCTCCCGACACGGTGACATTCGCCGGTTTCGCAGAACCATACACAGTGACAGTCTTTACTGCATCCGGGACAGGCCAAAGTTGAAAATAATCGGCCTGTTGAGACCAGTACTGTGGAGTTCCCTTTTCAGTGGTAAAGGAATCACCAGTTTGTCGTTGGATTTCTTCAAAGGAAATTGTTTTCAGGAGGGACGTATCGTACTTGACGCCAGTAACGTACAACAACCCTGTCGGATAGCTGTACTCATTCTGCCCAATTACTGAGTTCTGTGTATAGCGTCCCTGGTAAGCCTTTGGGTCACGGGTCGTAATTTCAAGCACTGCCATGTTGATGTACCGAATAATCTTCGGGGTATCAATTTGGACGTTTGCGACGTCGCCAAACTGCTCGGTGACCCAGGTAATCACATCACCGACAGTCTTAGTACCGAGCGGCTGAGGCATTTACCTATAGACCTTTCCATTGTGCTTGTAAGTATGCAGCGGGGACTTCAGAACCGACACCGCAAAATCAGCAGCCTCAGCTTCAATTTCCTCACGCCTAGCAGCCTCGAAAAGTTCTCGGGCCATTTCATTAGCTTTCAGCTGATCTTCCAGAGGGCGGCCAAGCCTTTGCATGTCCAGTGAATAAATCCGAGCAATGACATTGTAATTGATATCAGCTTGATTAATATAAAATACCACATAAGGATCGCCCACATGCGGGGCACAGAGAACAGCACAGTCGAGTTGGCCATGTTCTTTATCCGGATTCTCTACCCTTACAAGAGAAAGAGTTGGGTCATAATCGCTCAAAATCTGAGCTACAAGAAGCTGCTCCTGGGAAAACACACCATCCGGAGTGATGAAACTATTCCCAAACATTTCATCTTTAAACAGTGGATTCTGACTCATGAAACGCCTGCCCAAATAGAACCCTGTGCAGTGAAAGCACCAAGAGTTGCTGGAAGGGTTGTCGTTCTGCCAGTATCGGCAGTCGCAAACCTAGCATTTGCCGCCGACAAAATACCGTTTTGAGCACCACCCTGGACAGCATTTCCGGCCCTGAAGAACGGCATCGTGGTTCCGTTTCCAAACAGAACTACATAGCAGTTCCCTGTCGGGACAACTTGTGGTGTGATGGCCGCAGTTTTTACTCCAAGAGAAGTCCAAGCGACAGACTGATCCGGTGCAGTGGCCAAAAGTGCCTTCGCTGCACTATAGAGACCAATCAAACACTGTGACGCTGTCAAAGTTGCGCCAGCTGTCGAAACTTCGACATGGAGATTGCTGATTGTCTGCGGAGAGCGCAGATTAATCTTCACAACCCAGCAAGTTCCAGCGACAGGTTGAATACCGTCACGCCAATCGGCCGGGTCGCCAGACCAGCCTTTGAATCCAATATCCGCAGGAATTGCAGAGCCGGCAAAACCTGGCTGAGCACCAGCAATTAGGTCGTTGTAATACGCAACCCTTTTATCCGCAAGGCTACCATTGTAGCCTATTGACTGCATATAGTTGAATTCACCACTCGTCATCTTTACTCCAAGCCCAATGAGTCCAGTTCTTACGCCAGATATCGGCAATAAGAAACACAATTACCAAAGTGAACGAGCCATACATCAGGGCTCTAGCTTGGTCTCGAACAAAACCTGTAAACATCCCAAGTTGGAGCAGGAAGATAAAAACACAAAGACTGGTAAAAAGACCGGTAAAAATCACTAACCATTTTCCTAGTGAATACTTCCACCACTTCAACTTCAGAACAACAGTCAAAAAAGCAATAAAAGCACTAAGCGCCATTGCCCAAAATGCATATGTACCGGCATCCATTACTTTCTCCGTCGCCGTTCCAATAGTTCTATAGCTTCCTCAAGGTAGTGATTATGGACCTTCCTAGCTCTAATAGGTCCCAAAGTTATTTTCGCTTCGACTTCCTGCACATTAATGGTTTGCTCGATATCCTGCTCGAAAGAGACCGACAATTTAGCACTTGCTAAACGTTGCTTATCTTCTTCCTCTTCTTCAGGAATCGGCTGAGTCGTGTTGGCCCTCCAATACTTCCTGCCTCGCAATGAGTGCAGGTGTCGACACACGCGCGAGTTCCGCATACTCATTGTTAAGATCAACCAGCCTTTGATTATTTTTGATGCTTCGGGAGAGAGCTTCTTGGAAGAGGTCCTGTGCTTCACGCAATGTGTGCAGAACTTCACGATGATGCTCCTCAATTTCAGCTATGCGCGCTAGATAGTATTCCTCTAGGCGCCTAACTTCTCTATCGGAGATTTTCTTCGGAACTAGCCAACCCATCAGCAGAAGAAAAACAACCACTGCTAGAAGAGATTCAGGCCCCCACTCCACCAATGTTGTGAACATTCTCTCCCCATACCTCAACACAACAAAGGCTAAAAGAAAAGGGCCATGGCCTTTTCAGACCAAGGCCCTTTTCGGCACAGCTTATTACATTAGCTCTCCGTGATGTCCTTAATCACAAAGTGAGCATTGCGACGATCAGTGGCAAGTTCCGAGTACTGGAACAAAGTTGCGGAGTAAGCATCCTTACTCGGGTCCCGAAGCCACATCGAACCATCTTCATCCATGAAGGACCAGTCGGATTCGCGGTAAAGCTTGATTGCATCCTCGCGCAGACCGTAGAGAGTGTTGAAGGGGCAATCCTTATCCGCAATCAGCGGAATATCACCACGGTCCGTGGTAAATGCAATACCAGCGAAACCACCGGTAAATTCCTTCTGGTTCACATAACGCCGCTGCTGAGTGAGCAGGTTCGCATAAGAACGACGGACACCGAGCGAAGTAACCATGACCGACACGTTCTTACCGCACTGGCGATAAGTAAGGTCGACCTGCTTGGAAATCATCGTCTCAGAAATCGCACGAGGAGTACCACCGTTGGCATTCACATAGGACTTCCACACGGGAACGTTGTTCGGGTCAATATTCTCGTAAGCGACACCGCCAGTGTTGTTGACCATAATTCCGAGGCCAGCCCACTCACGGTTTGCGTTACCAGTTCGGACAAAAACGTCCAGGTTGGTAAACGACACAGCCGCACCGTCGAAAGTCACCGAACCAGTACCGTCATCGTTGTTCACGATGGCAGTAACATTTCGGGCCGTGGCCTTCGCCGTAGAGTCCGCCGCCAAGTTCGCAGCGGTGTAGATATCAATAACCTCGTTGATCTGAAGGTTATCAATACCAGAAGTAATGACAGCAGTGTTCAACGACGTGGTCGAAGAAGTAACTGCAAGAGCACCAGAACCCGTGCCATAAATCTGACGGTTCAGATCGACAGCGCAGTCAACACGGAGCCGCTCCATTTCATGCTTAAGCGCAGAAACGAAAACCTGTGGCTTAGAATTGGCCAGCTTCAAAACCTGGCCAGTAAGACCAAGCTTTGCGTAAAGGTACTTCAGCGGAATACGAGCCGCCGCAGAACCCTGCTGACCTGCCGTCGGCAAGTTTTCATTTTCACGCCGAGCACCGAGACCTGAGTTGCGAAGATAGTGAACGGGAAAAGTAACGTACTTTGCACCGACCATGTCCGTCACAACGTCAGCTTCTCCACCAGTCGGCTTAACAATCCGGCGAAGAATCAGGGTGTCGTCATTAAGCTGCATACGCAGCGGGTCCTCGTACATTTCCTTCGCAAGAGCGGAAATGGTGGAAAGTGTTGCGGGCACTGGTGTCTCCTTTTGACTAGGACAGGTGCTTAAGTTCCTCTAGTCGCCGGATCATTTCCTGGTCTCGCGCCTTTTCATCTTTGGGATCAAAAGTGCGATTACCTCCGGGATTACTCCCGGTAGGATTCATAATCAACGGCTGATTAGTGGGTCCTTGGCCCTGCTGATTCCTTAGAGTATCATACAAATGTTGGTTATAGGCTCGCTGAGCCGCGTGTGCCTCCAACACGATTTTGTCGATAGACTTATTACCGCCAGCCTTCAGACTCTTGTCAACTTCAAACATGATCGACGTGAGAAGCTGGTCGTTCCTGATTTCATCATTTGCAAGGCTGGGATCGGCCTCGTAAACCTTGCGCATTGCTGCATCAAGATCGTTTCCAAAAATGCGTTCCTGTTCAGCCATAACTTGCTGCTGAACCATTTGCTCCTGACTCTGTCGAAATTGTGTAAGCTCCGACATCTGCTGCTTAAGCTGCTTAATTTCAAGCTGCTCAGGAGTCAAATCTTCATCAGGAACTTCCGGAGTTTGCTGCTGATCTTGCTGACCCTGCTGCTGAAGTTCTCCGACAGCTTGCGCAGCCTGGCCAGTAGTGAAACCGTACGTATTTACCAGCGCATTGAAAACCTTCTGTGCACCCTCGGGCGTATCCATCATCTGGAAGACTTGGTATGCGTAACCCAACTCTTCCGGCTGAGCCTTCAGGAATGGCTCATAGGGTGCCCACTTATCGGAGACTTCCGACAGCGCCTTTTGGTGCCGGGCATTTACATCTGCAATGACCTTATCCAGCATCTTTCCTTCACGGAAAGCGGTCGGGAGGTCTGCATAAACTGAATCTGCCGACAGGAAATCATCATTTGAGGTTGATGGGGCAGCGGGTTCCTGCGGTACGTTTTCATTCGGGATGTTTGCGTTGTTGTCGGGAGTAACTTCACCGCCGACTGAGGCCGACGAATCGCCCCCGGCAAGAGCGGTAAGCTGCTCCTGCGTAACTTCACCTGGCATGGACATTAATTTTCCTTAGATTCCCGCCGCGTCATAACCGACACGGAGTGCAAAAATCTTGTCGTTGAGACTCATGGACTGAAGCATTGCCGTTGTGTAGTACGAGCCATTAAGGGTCGTAAGCTGCGCATCAATCGCAGCCTGGTCCTTCACGGCATTGTGCGTGGTAGCCGAAATAGGAGAAGCGTTGCTTGCATAATTAAAACGCTTATCCACCACCGAGAGGCTGTTGCCCGTTTCGTTGGTCGCCATTTTGTGGTCCACCCCCTTCCGGTGGCATCATTTGTGCCGCTTGGTCTTGCTGCTGCCCAGCAAATTGTTGTTCAGTAGCCGGATTTGCTACGTCAGGCCCGGCCATTCCTGGAATGGGCCCTCCACTCTGTGCCATCATATCACGTTGTGCGCCCATCATCATTTGAACCTGATGATGAAGAATGTGATCTGCAAATTCCTTCTTAACTCGATCACCGAGAGTCTCAAATTCTTGAGTCTTACGGAATCTGTTATGGACCTCGATGTGAACTTTGTGGTTGTCGTAATCATTAACAGGAACCACAAGTGGCTTCTGCAACGACATCCCAGTACCAGGATCAAATGTCGACGGATCGACATAACCGTTGGCATCCGGCAAAAGTTTCTGCTGATATTCCTGATCGCCCATGAGAAGCTCATTTGGATCGAGCTTCTTCATCTTGAGATTTTCACGCTGTGCTTGAGCGTAATCAACCTTGATGATTTCAGTAATACGCTTGACGCCGCCCATCGGCAACAGATCAAGCAAGTTCTCAGGAGTGATAAAGCCCATCTTGGCCATATCCATCAAGAGAGCTTGCTTAGCGGTCTTGCTCTCAGGAATCATTGATCCGCGCTCAATGCGGATATCCAGACCCCGAGAAATCTGCGCACCCTTCAATTCAACAGCATCGAAGGCTGCATCCATACCGATGGTACGAATAATTCTAGGCAGGTCCCACATGTCGGCAACAATCGACAGGGCCTGCTTTGCTACCTTTTGAACGAGAGCTTCACCGCTAGCAATTGTTGCCCAAAAGACAGTGTTATCTTGTTCCAGCAGGAAGTTAATTGCTGTCGCCGCTACGACACCCGATCCCGGAGATTGCCCTTTCGACACGCTGTGTTGTGCCGAAATATCCTCCAAGTCTCGGCGAACGACATTAAGTTCATCACTGACAAACGCCGGAATTGGCTGAGCCAAAATAGGTGTCGGTGGCTGAAATCCAGGCTTAACAGGAATCAATTCACCAGGCCGAGAAGTTACACGGTTAGGATCAATTGATCCTTCAGTGTAGGCAAGTTGCGTCTTGCCGGTGCGCAACATAGAAATAATCATCTGGTTGCGCGTACGGTTATAGTGCCTCTGAAGAGGAATTGCATCGACAAGAGGCGAGTCCCGGTAAAACTTTCCAGTCAGAATATCTCCCCAGTGCGCATGAGGATATTCACCATGAGAATAAGGAAGTCGCCCAAGCTTCTGGACAAGTTGGTCTCCGACAATTGTAAGAAGTGCACCCTGTGGGAAATCTCTATGGGCTCCTGGCTTCAGGTACATTTCAATAACACGGACAGCATCCGGCTTAGCCGAATTATCGTTCTTGATCCTCCAATAAGAAGATTCAAAAATCTCCTGGCTGCCGATGCAATCAGGTTCGACAGGATGCTGTAGATAGTCCTTCCAAAAGGTATTAACCCACAGCACAGGCTTGGTGTAGACTTCCATAACATAAGTTTGTGACTCAATCTCTTCTTCCAAAAGGTCAGGCACAAACAAATTGAACGGAGTTACGGTTGCAAAGCATAAATCACCAGGCTGTGGCTGCGGCTGGGTGATAATTGGATTTACGGCTAGAAAGTTGTAATCAACCTTATTACTGTCCCAAAAAGTCTTAAAGAATCCATTGCCGGTCATCACTGTCCAGAATGCACAGCGAATCAATTTCTGCTGAATCTTCTGAGTATCGTACAGTGAATCCCAAACTGCCTGTCCGCCTTGCGCTGCAAGCAAGTCATCGTCACTAGCCGACACGGGAATAACACTAGCTGTCGGCTCTTCGCTCGTCATCCGCGAAATCTGCTGTCGAACCAGGGGTCGCAGCAGATTCGTCACCAGTTTTTGGTTGTAGCTTGGGAGATTTGGGGTAACAATGCGGCCACCCGTAATGAGATTTACCCACTGCTCCCCACCGTAATGGAGAAGATGAAGCTCCCAAGTCTTTTGGTACTGAGCCCTCTGATTTCGACACTTGTCATACTCCGACTTAACCCATTGCACAAGTCCATCGTCGGAAACAGTGCCTTTTGATTGCTTGTCGGTTGGACTAGTAGGGTCAGACTTCGAGTCCTGCGTCGCGGAGGGCTTGTTCAATTTCGTCTTGCCCAAGAGCTTGTTCACCGCTGACGTCATATTGGCCTCTCATAACTTCACGCAAAAACTCTCCGTTATCGGAGGGATCATAGTCGGGCTCGACAGTGCTAGTTACGGTTTGCATAGCCTGCACTTGTTGGTAAGCTAGTGGGTCTTTTGTACCCAACAATCCGATCGTCTTATCCAACAATTGTCTGACTGCAAACGAGTCCTCTTGGTTCGAGTGTACCTTACTCTCGAAAAGTTCTAGGAACTTATCAGCCCTTTCTCGCTCCGCCCGCAATTGCCCCCTGACCAACAACCAAATCACTAAACTTGGCAGAATTGCCAACAGCAGCCACAAGCCCATCCACATTAGCAACCAGGCAGACACGAGTCTCCTCCAAAGTTTGAACTAGCGCCTTAATGTGATTTTCGAGAGCCTCAATCTTCGCAGCTTGTTCATCGACACGAAAATGAGAAGCAGCTTCCAGCACACAATTCTCGCAGAGCATAACTACTCCGACAAAATCTTCGTCATAACCCCAATGAATGCAATCACGATCCATTGCTCCACAGCACCAGCATTTTCCGGGTGATGGCAAGTTATTGCCTTCCACCACGACAAACCGGCCGGGTTCCCTAGGAATCGTAGTCATAGTTTTCTTCCTCCCAAGAATCTTCACCAAACGGCTTCGGCCGCTTAATTTTCACTGGCGCGTACGCATTTGGCGGTGAATTCGCCATATTTACCAGTGTCTGTAGGTAATCGTGTTCATCGAAAATCTCGAGTTTTTCAGCCGTAAGCTGTGAATCTGTCAAATCTGGATATTGTGTAAACATGTATCGAATTGCATCCGGGGCGTGGTCATGCAGCTTTTTAATCCGCTCCGGTGGGTTAGTCTGTGAACGCAACTTCTCAGACTGAATGTAATCCCACTGAAGCTTCTTCATTTGGTCACACAAGACGGGACAGCGATTTAGGGAAATTTCCCAAAATGGCCTGTTACCGCGCCGAGGATTAGGTCGAAGATACTGCTTTACTTTTTCGACACCAATCTTAACTCCTACTTCACCCTTCGGAATTCCTTCCGTGGCGATGAATATTCCAAGCTTGGCGTACTCAGTGACCACTGAAGTTCCAGTAATTTCCCGGGTCTGGTTCATAGCAGGATCACCAACACGGTTATAAACTTTAATATTATTCTTGCTCTCAAACTCCTTCATGATCTCAACCCACTCATCGACACGCAGACCCTTGTCGACAAATTCTTGAAACGTAATGACCGATTCTTGATTAGGCGACACGGCAGTGTAGATAATGGCTGTCGGGTTAGTCCAGCCTGAATCCATAGCTACCCAAATTGTCCAAGTTTCAGGTGGCATCCACTCTTTCGACACGGTGGCATGAATGCTGGCCTGAAATTCAGGGTAAACTTTGCCACCCCGCGGCACATAAGCACCATGAGCACGAATCTTCTGCTCATCTTCCGACAGGTCGCCGAGAGTTCTATCGACAGTACCTTCTGGTAGGTTATCTGCATTGTCGATTGTGTCGACCCATATCACCATGTTTCGGGATTCGACATGAACTTTCTTGTCATTCGGTGGTTCAATGAACCTGTCGTTCATCCAGGTAATGCCTTTTGTTGGCGTCATTGCACACCACCAACCAGCATCTTCTTGGGCAAGAAGTCTCGACATGTTCTCAGAGAAGATTGACTCAGGTGGTTCCTCGTCAAAATATACGAAGTTACGCGCAGTACCGGCGTGCTTTTCAAGGTCCTGTTCGTACGACAGAAACTCAATTGTCGACTTATTCGCGAAGGTCAACGTGCGCCTATAGGAATCCCAAGAGTCTAGCCAAGATTGATTCTTGAGTTCAATTGCAGGTACCCAACGCATGATTTGTGGGAGTACGATCTTCTCCATGCCTTCAAGAAAATCGACAACTACAATACGACCGTGCATGGGACCTTGAGTCTTAAACTTTCTAAATGGATGCTTCTTTGTAGCCCACCACAAAGCTTCGACAACCGATCCTGTAGTCTTACCGGACTGGTTGCCTCCGATATAGATGCGGCCAAACCTAGGGTCCTCGTGAAATTTAGCCTGCTTTGGGTTAGCTTTGTAGGCATAGAGATTCGGTTTTTCGGCTTGCTGAATCAACCCCTCTTTGATCTGCGACAGCATATCTGCCATCGACAGGGGTGCATTCTTCTTACCGATGTATTTACTCATGGCTAGGCCGTTGTGTTATTCGATGCTCCAAGAGTTCCCAAAGCTTCACAAATCTGTCGAACAATATCGACAGTATTAATACTGCGCGACCCAGTCAAAATTACACCGTCAAGCAACGGCAGACCATTGTTATCGCGGTGCAAATGGTCACCCCTGGCAGCTTGAGTCGGGCGGTTGCCTAGTGAATGATGCAAGGAATCGGTGTTTGCATCCTTATCACTATAGCGGTGAAAATCTCCGACAGTCTCTCGGTCCGGGGAAGCGGCATTGGTAGTTTCCTTGTCAATGGGCATTATTGAATCGGCTCAATCATAGCGGCCTTTATACCAATGAATGTCGCGTTAAGGTTTCCACCACTGTTCTGCCAACCTGAAACACCGGCAGTATCTCCGACACCAAGCAATGTGGACGTGATGATAGTCAATTTCAAAGGCTGGCCACCGGACGAACTTGCGACAATAGAGTTGATATACTCTTCACCGGTAACTGTTACACCATTGGCTTCATATCCAATAGCTCGTTCTCCGGTGCCGTTGCTGACAAAAGCTAATCTCATGGTAAACTGGTAAATTCCCTTAACTGGTGCTGAAAATCTAGCACCAACAATTTGTGCAGCAGAGGAGTTTTTGCAGTATGCAGCATTGACAGCATCAATTGGCATGTTGGCCCACACGCCAGCCGAGCTACTTACAGGGTAGGTAGCACTGGCGGTACCCTGGAAGTGAAGCGGATACCTGACATACACCTTGTCGAAGGTGCCGCCACCGTTCTTTCTGGCTTCCCAGATAATCCCGGAAGTCCGCTCCTTAACAAGTGCACCATCATACAAGTCACCGGTCGGCGGAGTAACGCCGTCGTTGACCAAAATGCAAGGTGCAAACTTATCGAGCAAGTCAGAGTTAGTGTTAAGCGGTGTTACCGATCTAGCTTCTGATCCTGCGGGCTTCGTCAAACCCATTCTCGTTGTACTAGTTGACACCTTCCACCTTCATTCTAAACTCAATGTCCTCGACAATGTCTTGCAAGACTTTCTGGCCATCAGGAATTGTGGCAAGCCGTCGTGTAATTGCATCTAGCACAATTCCGACAACACGCCGGCCGTCCATTTCTTGCTTCTTGTCGGGATCACGTCCGACACGCTTATCAAAATACTTAATGGCATCTAGTTCGCCATTAACTGCTTTCTGTGCCAGAACTGTATCTACGACAGGTTTGATCGAATTCACTCGGTTCTCTGCGACAGCCTTAAACTGATTCGCAAAGGGCGCGTGCTCCATCCACTGCGCGAATTGCTTCTCCGACAGCCCTGCCTTTTTAAGTCTCGTGGCCCAGCTTCCCGGAATGTTCGGATCAGTGAGAATATCCAATGCGATACTTTGACGCGCTGTCAATCCTCGCCCTAAAGGTATCACGCCGCGAACTGCAAGTGCTTCCAGAAAACTTTCCCGGTTGTGACTGTACTCAAAAATCAGCATCCAAGTTCGTTCTGGAATTGTGTCGTCGACATCGTACGCGCGGAGTGCTGCTTTATCTGGACTTCCGCAGCCACTTGTTGCACGGTAATGTTGCACGGCGAACTCGATAATCGCAATCCAGTCCGCATCCGAAACCCCATTCGGAGGTCGGATGCGATGCGAAATCTCCCGCCCAGCTTCATTCGGCCCGACAGCCTTTAGGCCATTAGGTGTGGGCTCGCTGTATTGTTGTAGTTCTGCACTCATTTTCTACCCCTGGCGAATGGGAGGCTCCCAACCTTAGAGGTCATCCGACAGCAACCCCCTATCGAAATCCGACACGCCAACTTGTTTGAGCGCCTCGAACAAACTCTGAGCGCCTCGCTTTTGTTTCTCGAACTCTCTGATTAGGCTGGGCTGATAAACGAGTGCTCGACAGAACGCTAGGTTATTTGTGCCGGCTACTTGATTCTTCAGGCAAGAAAATCTATGGCCTGGTTTCGACAGGGACAGGTCAACTTTTCTAAAATATCCTTGATTGTCTGCACGCTTTTGGTTCACCCAGGCCATATAGTCGGCTAGCAGCAGTGCCTCAGACCTCCAATCGTCGCTTAGAGAGGCTCGCGAGAGCGTCGCTAAGAGCTTGGCAGACGGCCGGCTGTACAGTCCCTGCTCCGACAACACGACTACCTGCCGGCTGATCTGGGCTTTTGCGGCTAGCTCCTGTTGGGTCAGATTCAGAGCGAGCCTCAAGTGCTTGATAGGGTTCTCAATCATTTTCTAGACGCTTCGTAAGTATCGGTACTACACCGCAATCACGCATCGCCTCGACAAATTCCTCGTGGTACTGAGGCATGTAAAGTTTTTCCCAATCAGGCTCGGCCTGATTTGAAGGCCATTCGATGCATAAATTGTCCGGCGAGATTATGGCCTTGTTGTAACCGGCGCGGTCACTTGGCACTTGCAGAAACATTTATACTCCTGTAGTAGATTTTGAGTCGCAGGGATTCGGGTAGCAGCCAGGGAGCTTCATCGAAGTCAAGCCAGGCTGCCTTCGCACGACAGATCATTTCCGACAGGGGAAATCTATTTATGTCGTGGCAATAATTGCAGCGTTCCATCGGCCTGGCTACATGGCCACAGATTCGACAGGTATAAATGTCTGGGAGTTCGGACGGGAGAAATCCATAGAACCTGTCGATCTTCTTACAGCTGGGAATTCCGTTGGTGTCAGCTTGATGTTTCACTTTGGGCCTCTGGAACAAGTTGCAGGAGCAGCTTGGCGATTGCTAGTTGCAGATACAAGGCTACGACATCCACTTCGATGCCTAGGTTGTTGTCTAGGACATGTTGGAAGCTGTCTTCGGCTTGTTGGATTAGTTGGGTGGGTTCCATATTTTATAGTATACCATGGTTTGGGGACGAAAAATTTCTAAATTCTCCCCTTCGGCTGGAAGTTTGAAAATCTCTGACACAACATTAGTTCATTAGCTAAACTAACTATAACGTTTTAGTTAGCAAGGCTAATTGTTAGCTTAGTTAAAAGTCGGACCTCCGACTATTTGTGTTCCGATTATTTTGTTCGCTAATGAAAATGCTTGGCTCACCAAATAAAATTTGGTTGACCAAAACTCTTGTGCTATACGGTGTATAGCCTCTATACTTGAGCTACGGCCCGAGGAATTCCGGGGGCCGGACCGGGAAGCCCGCCCCACGCGGGGAATTTTGCCTACCCGAAAGGAGGTTTTGACCAGCGACAAGTGCTCTATTTGAGTTGCCTTAAATTCTGGCTGAATGCCAATGAGTGGGCGAAGCCTACCCTTAATACGGGTAGGGGCGAGTGACACGGGCCGATCCCGTGATGCCTCATGCGTTGTTGCGGCGCAGTCCACGTTTCTAAGTTCCATGCTCACATGAATGCGACATGTGGCACAATACTGTTCGCAACTAGGCTAGTTGTTTCTAAGATGGGCGAGCGTGGTGCTCAGATCGCGATGACCCTTGTCTTAGTTTCAATGCACGCTGAACAAAATAAAGGATCGGCTGCCCTCACAGTCCGGCAACCGATTCGCGCTCACTTAATCCCTCAACCTAAGGAGAGCAAACAATGGGCAAGCACTATGAGAATGAATGGGCATGTCGACCGATTGTATTCACTGAGACAGCCGATAATCCGACAGCTGAAGTTGTGGTGCCTCGCTTTACCAACCCTATCAGCTATGAATTCCTCCCTGTCTCACCGTACCGTGCGACTCATCGACACCATGCTTACCACGAGTGCCAGAATCCACGCTGGTGCAGAATGATGCATGTGTCCTGCTTCACAGGTAACAACCGTCCCTAGTTGTGTATACTAGAGACTTACCATCCACCCCTAGGTCTTAGAAAGGACCGACCATCATGGCCAACCCGACCACCATCCCTGATCTCCCCCGTGAGTTCCTCGAATCGGAAGACTCGCTCGTCAACATGTTCACTGCCGTTGGTGTGCTTGCGCACGCTGATCTTGTGGATGCGGCTGCAAAGTTTGAAACTGTCCGTGAGGCAGAATCACGTGCGGCAGCCGCCCTTGAATCCTCTGAGGCACCCGCAGCCGTCGCCTATCGCCAAGCCAAGGACGAAGCCGACGCCACCCTCGAATCAATCAAGGCCGAGCGTGACAAGGAAATCGACGCGATCCGACAGCGCTTCAATTCGCAGATCAGCGAGGTCAAGTCTGCGCTCAAGGAGCAGGAGACTCTTGTCCTGAAGGAGATTCAGGCAGATTCTGTCAGCGAGATCAACGTCACTGAGCTTGTCGAGAACTACACAACCAAGCACACCGCTATGAAGATGCTTGCCAACAACCTCAAGGAACACTGCCCTGAATTGCACGCTTGGGTCAAGTCTCTGCCGAGTCGTGCTGCGCAGGCAAATGGTGGCGCTGCCAATTCCGACCGTGTGAAGAATTGGACGCCGCGATTCATGAGCATCGTGGTCACCGACCCCGACGGTAATGTCACCAATGTTGAGCCCACAACCATGGGTGCCACCACTAAGGTTGTCGGAGGCACTCGACAGTTCCTCGCCAATCAACTCTTGGCCGCTATTGGTGATCCCGCGAATCTGTCCAGTGATCCCGAATCACCGACGGTATTCACCATCACCAAGAATGGCCAGCTGTGGACCATCGCGGTTGTCGAGCGCGTCACCAAGTCCGACGATGACGAGTAATGCGTAACTAGCACCAACACAAGTGTCAGATTAGGCGAACCACGACGACCCGGGCATGTCGTTAAACTGCCCACCCCAGGAACTTTCCCACCCTTTATCCCTTCAACCTTTATCCCCTCAACATAAAGGTGCATGGAAAATGCCTAAGCACGCACAGTATGTTGCCGAGCCGTTAAACTTCAATGGCGAGGTCATCCGACGCACGTACATCTCAGATCACAACGCGCTTGCCTCTCCTAATTGCCTGCGCAAATATGCCAGGCCACGCAAGCACTACACGGTCTATCGCATCAATGCGAATCTCACCCACACCGTAATCTTCCGAGGCGTGCTCCATGCCGTGTAATGACTCCCCTCCCCCATCCAGTAACTCCTCAAAACGAGACACCCTGCTAATCATCCTAGCCACCCTGGTAGCCATCGCCCTATTCCTACTACTGAAGGTCTACAACTAAAATGCCCACTGGTCATTACCAAAGGTTCCGTACCCACAAGACCTATCACTGGACAATCTCTGAAGAGCTAACGCTGATCGCCAACCACCCGAACATGACACTCAAGCAACTCCACAAGTTCGTATTCCCCAACCACACGCAGTATGCGATCCAGCAGAAGATTCATGCCATGCAGATTGCAGGCAAGCTCCCCTACAAGTATGCCGTTCCGGAAAGGAAGCACGTCAATGCCTCGTCCTGAAACTTACCGTGATCTGTCAGACTACGATCGACAAGGTACTCCATTTGTTGAGATTGTCACTTCAATAACCCCTGCTGATGGATCACTTCTCTCATCACTAGGTACATTCATCACTGCCCTAAACAAGGCAGGCCTGACAATTGTCAACTCCTACGGGCGAATCACTGCATGCATTCCACCGACCACGGACGAACTCGACACCGCACTCTTGAATGCACAAGAAAACTGGGATCGCGCAAAGGAACTCTACGACAGCACGACATCCAAGCCTGAAGATAATTACCAGGTCCACACAATTACAAACTATGCCAAGAAGGAAGGCTTGCCACTGCCATGGTAACTCCTACCGACACAATCTCACAACGCTACCCAAAACTAGTCGAAGCTCTTCCGACAGGACTAGCACTAACAATCGACACCATCAACTACATCTACATCAATGTTCCCGAGGACCAAATCAAAACAGCACTCGCTAACGTGCTGCTAGGATTTCTCGGCGATGCTCTCGCCCTGATCGAGCAAGACTCTAATCTCACCCCCACTACCGAATGAGAATCTACCGGACAGCCAAAGGTATCTTTGGTCTAGGTATCTCACACTCTTCCGAGGGCTGGTCAATCGAATTCATAAAATGGGTGATCGTGTTCTCCCGTGAACTTGACTGATCCAAACTCAACCTCAACCCTAAACGAAACCTCAACCCTAAACTCATGCCGAGTTAACCGTGCATCTTTATGCACGCTGCATCCGGGTCGAAAATGCGCTATGCCGGCGCGCCTACGAACACTTTTCTGATTCGCGAAAAACAATTCCACACGTCAAAACAATTATTTTCAAGATCATCTCAGGGCCGTCGGCGGGGCCCCCAATACAAGGGGCCCCCCGCCTCCCGCCCAACGCTATTCGCTGCCAACCGCCTATTTTCCCCAAAAAACAATATATCCAAAACACGTCTGTTATAACTACAAACTTTCTAAATGATCTTCAAACGATTTTTACACCTATTCTGACCTGCGATGATTACGCGCAGTGACCCTATCTGTCACACACTCGTCACCGGTTCATCACAAGTGTGTGCACATCTGCGACACATTCGTCACACACCTGTCACCAACGTGTTAATGAAACGATTCAAGCTGCTTGGTATCTCATGCGACACGCCGTAAACGTGCGTGGCCTATCAAGCACGCCAGGAATTGGATCATGAACGCCGATCTACCCATATCACCCAAATCGGACATCTCGGGAGCAACAAAATGGCATATGCTTATCTAGAGCCTGACGAAGAAGATTTACGTCTCTTCCCAGGCTTCATGAAGAAGTTTGGTAACGGAGGATTTTACTGGGCATGTCATTTCCAGCTTGGTTGGGCTGGCCCCGGACTCGCACCAGATTCATGGTTCATTAATCTAGCTGCCGAACACTACAAGGCTTTTGGATGGGAATACTACTATGACTACTTGTGAAGTAATTACCAGAAACTTCTACCTCGAAGGTGGCTCTTCTCGGATTCAAATAATCTGGGACCCAGCGTACCGCCGTATGACTGCCATTCATTATGGTGTGGGTATCGCCACCCAAGCCGAGACACAAACCGACAGGCTTTGGCATTTTGCCTATGAGATTAGGGATAAGTTCGCACTGAGTAGCATTGTCAACCAGGGTGATCTAGTCTTGTTCATGCGAACTATGGTTAGCCAAACTGACTTCCCTGCTCCTGCCCCTGTCGAAACCGAACCTGAACCCCCTGTCGAAAATAAACCTGAACCCATACTGCACATTTCTGACGGCGAAACTATCACAATAACTATCAAGGTGAACTGATGCTTACTGTTCAAGAACGTGAAATTCTGCGTGGAATTTTGGGTAAGGTGGCAACACCGATCGAACTTTTCACGAAACACGGAATCAAGGAATCGTTTGTAAAACGAGGCAAGAACATGCCTCCACCTGTGTTCCGACGCGGTCGCTTCATTCTTTATGATGTCGAGCAGGTGCAGATTATTTATACCCGTGTCGGTCGCAGCTACCACATGTGGCTTCCAAGCGAGAACAGGAAGCTTTTCTACCTCCGCGAAAGATGCAATCTGCCGTGGCGTAAAATTGGCCGCGAGCTCGGGGTGTCAGAAAGTGCGGCTATCAGTCGCTACAAGTATCTACAGAAGCGAGGGTTCGACCCTAAGTTAGGTCCGAGACATGACAGAAAGATGTGAGCATACAGACCTACCTGTCGAACAATGTTCGCACTGTCGAGGTAATCTCGAAGCCTTCACCAAAGCTTTCTATGGGGGAACTTGTGCGACTTGTAAACGAGAAATTGCACTAGGCCAAAGTGTAGTACTAATTCCGACGGGAGAATGGGTCCATGAACGATGCCGCTTCGCCTAGGCGTAAGCCTAATAGATATAAGCACACCCTGTCGGAAGAAGAACTCATCCGCGCCCTCACCACAGCTTTTAGTTATGGCTTCGATGAAGGCCCACACTGGACACAGGTAAATCTCTATGAAGAAAAAGATTACAGTCAACGTAACAAAGCGTGACATTGAGCGCGGCGCACCTAGAAACTCTTGGTATTGCCCGATTGCTTTATCAATGAAGCGACATAAAGAATTCCGGAAGTTCTCGGTTGTGGTCTCAAGGTCGACGGTACAAGTCATGTCATCTCTCGATGCAAATATTTCCTCGATTCAGCTACCAGCTAGGGCTAAAATCTTCATCACAAGGTTTGATAGGAAACTTCCTGTCGAGCCGTTTAAGTTCACTATCGAAACCGAGGTGCCGGAGTGAAGCTCACCGTAAATGTGACAGCGCGTGACATTGAGTATGGTAAGAGACTCAGTTGCCAATCATGCCCGATCGCTAGGGCGTGCCGAAGGCTTAAGTACTTCCAGAACTGTGCTGTCAGCAATTTGCGCATTTACTTTAACCGTGTTGTCACCACTGACAATTCTATTGAGCTTCCTAGAGAAGCAAGTGAGTTCATCGAAAAATTCGACAGAGGTAAGAAGGTCAAGCCTTTCAAGTTTGAAATCGAAGTGCCTGATGGTAAGGAATAAAACCTACGACGACTGTTGTCGAATCATTTGGCAACTCGTCCGTAATAAGACCAATCCCATGCTCTGCCAAATGACCGAGCTTAGCTATGACTTGCGTATGCCTTATTCAAATCTACGCAAGATCATGAAGTTCGACTTCCCTCATTGTTTCGAGCAGACAGGCTATCCTCTCGCCTGGCGTTGGACTGGCGAGGCACCAATTAAAGGTGTGCCCTTTAACGGAACTCCTCCCCCTGTCGATCCTGTCGGTGCTGACACCCCAACTCCAACCCCTGTCGAAACAATTAAGGCAAACCTGACTGGAACTGGGCGACAATCCAGTGGTTGGGTTTGGAACCAGGATGCTTTGCGGTTTCTCGATAAGTTGTTTCCTGGCCAAACATTTGCTGAAGTGCTCCAACAAATGTATGCGCAAGGCAGGCTGTCGGACCTAGAAGTCATCGGTAAAACAATCGCCAGAGCCGCGAATCAAATGACAAAGACAGGACAAGTGCCATATCTATGACTCAAACGCTCACGTTCACTGACTTCGATGCAATTGTCGAGGACTTGTCTAAGGATGCACCGCCATGTGAGATCGAGAATCTAAAGTGCGATCAGCCTGGTACTTGGTTCGTTATTCCAAAGGTGTGCAACCACAGTTTCTATCTGTGTGACCTACATTTTGAAATGAGCGTCAAGCAGATCAATAACATCTTGAAACGAAACACCCTTTTCTGCGCCCAAGCAAATACTCCAATTGCCACAATTGGCCAAACCTTTGAGGATGGTTTCCGTGCCGTACGAATTTAACTATACCTATAATGGCCGATACATAGAAATTGCAGGTCACTTCGACGCTGTCGAGGAAGAGCTCTCAACTGCATTGGGAAAGTTTCCGCCCTTCAATAGTTCACATGAAGGCTATGCCGTCATCCTAGAAGAGCTTGATGAACTTTGGGATGAGATTAAGAACAACAAAGCCGAAGGTTCTCACGAACGCCAGATCAAAGAGGCCAAGCAGGTAGCAGCCATGGCGATTCGATTCATGATCGACATAACCGAGAAGAACTTCAGGAACGAACGTGAGCGCAATGTGGAAAGTTAAATTCGTACGCGATAACCATGACGATAGCGAAGAAGTTATTGTTTTTTGGTATGACTTCGGTACTCATATCGGGGCTATGACCTATGCAGTGTGGCTTGTTTCATCCTCTCCATTCATCACTAGGGCAAGAGTCTACAAGGAAAAGTAATCATGTCGGATGAAGAAGATCGTCTTGCGGAAATTAGGGCCAAGCAGGCCAAACTAGATGCTGAGATAGTGCCGCTTACTACGCACGACAAGATGATCGA